ACTTCTCGTGGTACTGAGATAGCAGGAAGTACGCTTCTGGCCTGTAGGGCATGTATGCCAAGGCTTGCAGAATAACGTTCTTCACGCTTATCTGGCGGTCCTTCTGGTCGTCTATGCACAAGGAGATCCGCAGCAAAGATGCGTATGTAATCTCTGGGTAGTCATCCACGCCGTACTCTGCTGCCCGCAGATACAGGCCCACAGCGGACGCGGTCTGCCCTAAGCGCTGGTACTCCAGTGCTGCCTTGAAGTTCTTTTCCGGGTTAAGCGGATTACTGGACATGTCTACGACTAGGCGTTCGATCTCAGCATTAGCGTTCATAGTTAAGAGCCTCACTGATCATGTCTTCGATTACAGGCTTAGGTACACGGAGCACGAAAGCAGCGTTGTCTTGGAAACCAAAGCTAATTAGTAGGTCATCGCCCAACTTGGCGGCTCCTGCTACAAACTCTACTCGGGCGTCTAGGAATGAGAACGACTCTGGGGACAGTCCTATTAAGTTGAACTGGTCGTCCCAAAGAACTAGACGGTGGCGATAGATGCCGTCCTTCTGCTTTAGGTAGTTCTTGAACAGGTCTACCTCATGGGTGATAGCTAGGTAGATGTTGCCCCATTTGATCACTTGGGATCCGCCGCGCTGGTCTGCTGGCGGTGTGAGGCCCGGCTTCAGTAAGACTTGTTCACAACGCGGCGGAAGTTCTGGATAGGTACGGACTACCTCAGTAGGCGCAGTCCACTTTACAAAGTGATAAGGCTTGTCAAGGATAGGCATCCAGTTCTTCTCGCAGTACGAGTCGTTTGGCTCCGGGGCGGGGATGCGGATTCTTGATACTTCTTTTATAGCGAAGTCGTCGCTGATGGTAATTTCGCTGAGCTCCATGCGGCCCTCGCCATTTGGCTTGGTATCTCTGCGGACACCGATGGCGTAAAATTTACCGTCCCACTGAACTAAGCGGCAATCTTCCTCGCCGGTAAACTCCCAAACCGGTGGGGTGTCAAATTCGGAGGTGTCGATGACTCCGTAATTGATTATTGATAGATCGCTATTTAACTCGCAAATGTAGTTAGTGGTACGGAGGGCCTGATCCTTCTCTGGATGGAGGTAGGACAGCGGGCCCCAGTGGGAGTTGAACCTCTGCTTGTTCTCTGAGTGGTAGAGGGTGTAGTTTACGTGGCGAAGGTTCACCAGGATACGGCCCTCATCAGTGATAAAGACTGATGGGTTCATTAGACCGGTGCCGGAAGTCAGGCCTTGGGACAGCACTAGGGGAGCTAGTTTGCCGCCGTATTGGACCGCTTTCTGCACTAAATTTGTCATACATCAACTATACTGTAAAATAGCATTATTGTAAAAAAGCCCGAAGGGTGTTTATGCGAGCCTATACTCCAGGCGGAAGATTCGACTCAGACTTCGAATCAGATTTAATCAGCGAAGGTATCTCCGCTGACTTGACCGCACCTGTGGGAACCTCTGCTGAGTGGTGGAAGTTCGACGGTACTAATTCAACCGTTGACCCAATCTACGACGTAGAACCTATTGGCGTAGGCCGTGTCTGGACTGGTCCTTCTACCCTGTCAGTGATCCGTGCGACAGTTACACAGGGCACTAACATCCTCAATGACCGTGGTTTCTACAACACTGACATCCTGCACCTCACCCTTAACATTGACGACATGCGCGATGTAAGCAGCGAGATGTTTAATGACCGAGGTCTTGTCAAAACCACTATCGACTTGGCAAACAAGTATCGTGTAGTATTTAAGGGCCAAGTTTACCGCCCAATCAAAACCCAACCAGCGGGCCTCGTGGCAAACCGTCACACGCTGATTGTAATGGATCTGACCCAGTTGGCTCCAGACGAGTTGGTAAACGACGCTCAGTTCCTAGAGTACGCACAACCATAGGAGAACCATGGCAAATAAGAAACCTGTATGGGAAAGCAAAGACCCGACTAAAAAAGACACACCACTTAGCAAATCTGCTAAGGCGTCAGCTAAGGCTAAGGCCAAGGCAGCCGGGCGTCCGTACCCTAATTTGGTAGACAACATGAACGCAGCTAAGAAAGCGAAGAAAAATGGCAAGTGAAGCTTGGCAGAAAAAAGAAGGTAAAGCTAAGAAGGGCGGCCTTAATGAAAAGGGCCGTAAGTCTTACGAAAAAGCCAACCCTGGCTCTGACCTGAAAGCACCAGTGAAGTCTGGGGACAACCCTAGACGAGCATCATTCCTAGCTCGTATGGGCGGAATGCCTGGACCGGAACGTAAGCCAAATGGCGAGCCTACCCGTCTACTACTATCGCTACAGGCTTGGGGAGCTTCCTCAAAAGCCGATGCAAAAAAGAAGGCCGCAGCAATGTCTACGCGCCTAGACTCTAAGAAGAAAGGCAAGAAGTAATGACTGATTGCGGATGCGGCAACTGCGGTTGCGGAAAGAAAGATAACTAATGGCTCTAGTACACAACAGCTTTGTTTTAGCTGCAAACACCCCGGTCTTGATTGCGACCATCCCTGAAGGCAACCCACTGACACACGTAGTCGTAAGCAACTCAAACGGCTCTTCTGTGTTTATCGGGGACTCTTCGGTAGCCGCAGCTGGTACGGCAGACCGCGGTCTTAGGATCGCTACCCTCACAAACCAGGACGTCTGGCTAAACGCTGGAGACACCCTATATGCAGTTTCGGCTGCTGGAACAGGCTCTGGCTATGATGTCTCTGTTCTATACTCAAACGTAATTTCAGCTTAAGGAGCTAACTAATGAAGAAACCAGCTTATGAAAAAGGCAAGTACACAGAGGCTAAGGACACCAAGAAGGACGCCGCCATGCTTAAGAAGGCGGGCCTGACTGAGAAGGACGAAAAGGCCAAGTTCAAGAAGGCCGATGCTGCCCACGCAGCTAAGGGCAAGCCTAAGACCATGGCCGAAGACAAGAAGATTGACGCCAAGATCATCAAGGGCATCAAGGCTAAGGACGCTGCTCACGAGAAGCGTGAAGGTAAGAAGGGCGAAAAGGCCGAAAACCTTCGTGAAAAGAAGATGGGCCGTAAGTAGCCCGTAGTTTAAAGAGTTTAGCCCTGCTTTTCTCTTATTCTGGTAGTAGCCTCATGCGGAGGTGGAACCAAAATTGCGCTGTATTTTGCTTACTCCATTGGAGACTTGACATGTCTAGCATCTATAAAGATCCTCACAGGAGGGTCTCTGAGCCTACCGAGGCGGACTTCATCCGCGGGTATGCCCATGGCGCAGCTGGCAACGGACGTAAAGAAACACTAGGCGTCTTGGCAGCACTTTTGGCATCAAGGATTCTTGGAAAAGCAATGCGGCGTGGTAAATGAGCAATCTACTAGACTCCGCAATTAGCTCCCTCTCGTCAGACGAGCAGGCTCTCACAAACGCCCTTCGCAAGGACGCCCGCAAAGCTGGGTGGCCTACTAGCGTCGTATCCTCTCTGCTTGTGAAGGCAGGCCCTTCCGGTATTTACGTTGAGTACCCAGAAGCCCTAGCCGAGACCGTAGAAGACTTGGAGTACGGCAACGCTGCTACTCCTCCTAGCGCTGTCTTCCGCATGTTCGGACGAGCACCCAAAGACGACATCCTCAGCACCTTGAGCGACTCTTCTGTTGACTACTTAATTGGTAAGGATGTGATTCCATGACCTTCATTGTAAGCGAAGACGAGGCCCTCAAGGCTCTCCTCAGAGGTATCGTAGTTGCTGACGAAAAGAACGCGACTCGTGAAGTTGGCGTTTGGTTCACTAAGCCTGACCTAGAGTCTAAGGCTCAGTCTTACCCGTACATAACGCTAGACCTTTTGGATTTTAACAGAGCTACCTACCGTCAGACATCTGGCGTGCTTGTTGACAATGACAAGCAGGGAACCACTGCTCCTGTATCTGGCATCGCCTACACTTATGAAATTCCTGTGGCCTGGGACCTTGTTTACCAGATCACCACCTATGCCCGCCACCCTCGTCACGACCGCATGATCATGGCACACTTGCTAAACAACGTGTTCCCTGGCAACCGCGGCTACGTGGCAATTGAAAATGACTTGGGAACCGAGACGGGCTACCGTCACGTGATCCTAGAAGAATTCACCAAACGAGACACTGTTGAAGATGGTCGCCGACTATACCGCAACGTGTTCACCGTCACAGTGAGTAGCGAAGGTACCTCGATCTCTACTGGTCCTACACCAGAAGTCGAGACAGTCTTCATCAACGACACCACATCGGATATTCCAGACGATCTAATAATCATCTAGTACTTGTATTTTTGTAAACCTATTTAAGGAGATAACCCTATGACGTATCTACGTCCTGGAGTATATGTTGAGGAAACCCTTAACCCTATTCCACCTGTTGTGGGTCCTAGCTCTACTTCTGTGGCAGCCTTCATTGGTACCGCGAAGAAGGGTCCGACTACACCTACCCTTGTAACATCATGGACTCAGTACACAAGCCTATTCGGCTCGTGGAACACAACTGACAACGTGCTGGCTACTGCAGTTTACCTATTCTTTGCTAACGGTGGAAGCTCTGCTTACATCTTGCGTACTGTAGGCGCTAACGCAGCGGCTTCTTCTGTAACTCTTCTAGACCGCGCTACTCCTACCGCAGGCGACACTCTAACCATCACTGCTAAGTCTGTTGGTGCATGGGGTAACGACCTTACCGTATCGGTCTCTAACTCAGTAATCACTGGCTACTTTGACCTAGTAATTAAGCTTGCTGGCGTTGTAGTAGAGCGCTTTACAGACCTTACCATGCTACTAAGCGACACTCGTTACGCCCCTACCGTGATCAATGCTGCTTCGGCATATGTGGTTGCTACGGACGCAAACGCTAGCGACTCACACACTGCGGCTGACAACCCTGCTGTAGTAACTAACGAAGTTGTAGACGGTACTGCAGGTGCTGATGGCGACGCTGTTGACGGTGGAGACCTAGCTGCTGCTACTAGCGGACTAGACACCGTACTTAACTCTCTTGTACTTAACGTACCTGGAGTTACTGGAAGTGCTGACGTTAACACAATCCTTGCCTACGCTGAAGCTCGCGATGACGTATTCGTAGTTATCGACGGTATGGACGACACCGTAGCTAACCAGCTAACTCGTTCGGCAGCTTACACATCTACTTCGCTAGGTGCTGTTTACTACCCACGCCTAACCATCCCAAGCCCGACCAACAGCACTCCTGGTGCTACTGTTACGGCTAACCCTGGTGGTGCGGTTGTAGGTCAGGTAGTTGCTACTGACGCAGCTCGTGGTGTCTTCAAGGCCCCAGCTGGTCTAGGCTCTCGTATCGCAGGTGCAGTAGCTGTATCTAAGCTAACCAACGCTGAGTTGGACAGCCTAAACAGCGCAGTAGCTCCTGTAAACGCTATCCGTTACATCCCAGGTTCGGGAATTGTAATCATGGGTTCTCGTACCCTTAAGCCAGGTTATGCAGACCGCTACGTACCAGTACGTCGCAGCCTGATTTACTTGCGCAAGGCTATGACTGACCTTACACAGTTCGCTATCTTTGAGCCGAATGACTTCCGCTTGTGGAACCGCATTAACTCTACCTTGGAGTCGTTCTTGACTGACTTCTGGCAGCAGGGCGGTCTACGAGGCACAACCCCAGCGGATTCTTTCTTCATCAAGGTTGACGACGAAAACAACCCTATTTCATCCGTAGACAACGGTGAAGTCCACATCGAGGTTGGCGTTGCGTTGCAGCGTCCTGCTGAATTTGTGGTTATCCGCATTAGCCAGTACGACAGCGGCGCTGTTGTAACGATTGTTTAAGGAGATCATTCATGGCAGCAACAAGCAATCTAGCCCGCTTCTCTAAGCTTGCGACAGATCCACTTCGCAATTTTAGATTCCTAGTGGAGTTTAGCAACGCATACGATGGCGACCCATACAGCCCTAAGCTAACCTCATTCGTAGGTGGCTTTACTCAGGTGTCAGGTCTAAACATCAACACCCAGTCAATCGCATACCGCGAAGGTGGCATGAACACCACCCTTCACCAGGTTCCTGGCATGACCTCGTTCAACCCTATTACACTGCAGCGCGGTGCGATCTGGAAGAACGACGAAGCTATCACTTGGATGCAGGGTCTATTCGCAGCTGCTTCTGGCGAAGGTATCCCTAACGCAGACGGCAAGACCTTCCGCGTGAACCTAACCATCTACGTACTGGACCACCCAGCTACAGGTGCCCCTCTGATTGACGCAAACGACGTCATCTCAAAGAAGGCATACAAGATGAAGTTCAAGGTTCACAACGCTTGGATCTCTAGCCTAAGCTATTCGGACCTAAACGCTCAGGACAACCAGCTGTTGTTCGAGACCGTGCAGCTTGTACACGAAGGCCTTTCGGTTTCGTACGTACAGTAGTAAATGCAATAACGCAGTGATAATATTAATTAACTAACAAGGAGCATAAATCGTGGCAGAAATTACTACAAGCGATCCAACGATTCTGGACGAGCTAACTCGCCAAATCAACGAAGAACCAGCTTCGGCCGTAAAGACCGTAGCCCCTTCGAACTCCGACGTAACCCTCCCTGGTGGCTTCATCACTGGGGAGGGCTCCGTCGTAAAATACGCCGAAGTCCGTGAGCTAAACGGGGTGGATGAAGAAGCCATCTCTAAGGCTGGATCTGTCGGTAGAGCCCTAGTTGTGATGTTGCAGCGAGGGCTAGTGTCTTTGGGCATGGAAAAGGTTAACAAGGAAGACTTCGACGCTCTTCTAGGCGGAGACCGCGATGCAATCCTTATCGGCATTCGTAGACTCACCTTTGGTGACGAGGTCAACTTTAGCTTCCCATGTCCGCACTGCAACGCAGACCTAGACGTAGCAGTCAACTTGAACGAAGACATTCCTGTCAAAGTTCTTGAGGACCCTGTCGCAGACCGTAGATTTGTTTACGAGTCTAAGAACTATGGGGACATCGTTGTCACACTTCCTACTGGAGCTACCCAAAAGAAGCTCTTGGAAAACAGCGAAAAGACTGTGGCTGAGCTAAACACCATCTTGCTGGCTGGATGTATCCAGTCAATCGGTGGAGTACCTTCCATGGGAGCCTCTTCGGTTCTCAAGCTGGGTATGAACGACCGCGAGAAGATCATTGCTCAGATCATTGAGAAGAACCCGGGCCCACGCCTCGGGGAGGTGAGCACGACCTGCGAGGCATGTGGCGAGGATATTCCAATGCCATTGTCACTTGCAGACTTGTTTCGTCTATAAGCAAGAAGATTACGAACACTTACTCGACCAATACGAAGCACTATCTCGATCATATCCTGGCTGGACGCTATCTGATATCAGAAGCATGTCCGTAAGAGAACGTATGAACTGGATTTCCAGGGCAGGTAGAGGTAAGAGCGCATAATGGCAGACATAAGAAAAGCCTTTGGTACCGGCGGAGGCGGCGGATCAGCTAAGAAAACTAAGCTGGTCGCCGACCTTACCGCGGAGTACGAAAAGCTCAATCGCGTATTATCCAAGACTGAGCAGTTCTCTAAGAACATCTTTGAGAACCTCAAGAAGGCTAAGGATGCTGGCACAGGCCTAGTCACCGGAATGGGTGGCGGCGGCAACGGTACCGTAAACGGTGCTGCTAGCAGCATGAACTTCCCTGCTAACCAGTTCGTACAACCACCAAACGCAGGTGGAGGCTCTGCTTCATCCAGCATGTCTGGCGGAGGCACTGGTGGTAAGTGGACATTTAACGCGGGCACTTTTGCCCTCGGTGCTACCGCTGCTTTGTCTCAGGCAGTAAACCCAGCTACCTACATTGAGAACGACATTGCCCGTCGTAGATTTGCCTTCTTTAATGGCCAGGGCAACACCGCTGCTAATAACGCTCAGCTAGGCAGCCAGTTCCAGCGCATGATGAATGCTGGTACAAGCACAGACACTATGGACGCTGCACGTGCAGCCATGTCTGGACTAAGCAACGGCCTTATGGCTGGTATCCAGCAAAAGAGCGGCGTGTTCAACACCGTAACTGGTGTATCTAACATGGTCCCTGGCGCAGGTCTAGAGGGCGGTATGAACGCCGCTGCAGCTCTTAACAGCGCAGGTAGCGTAAACAAACTTCGTATGCTTGGCGTCAAGGTACGCGACGACAACGGTATGCCACGCGAGCTAGAAGCTATTGCTCGTGACATCTGGAACAAGATGAACGGCTCAAAGACCGGTAGCGGAAAGATCACCAAGGATGACCTAGACCGCTCTCTAATGGACGGTAACAGCCTTGACTCAATGCTGGACCAGTACTTCAGCGGAGACCCTGTCCTTAGACAAGGTGTTGTTTCTTACCTATACCAGTTTGCATCTGGAAGCCCTACTACTAAAGCTGGAATGAAGGCGTCTAACGCCAACCCAGCAATTGCTCAATCCATCTCCGCTAGAAACGCGAGCGGCTACAAGGTAGACAACGCCTACACCACTCCTGGTGTAGAAGGCATCATGGCTGCCAACACGGTTCTTGCTGGTGCTGCCGAACTGTTTGCTAGCTCTGTAGGGATCTTTGGCGGAATTGTTACCGCTATGGCCGCTATCCAAACCCTAGCCGGTGGCGCTGGTGGCGCTGCAGGTACTCTAGGCGGAAGCTTGCTAGGAAGCGTTGGACGAGGCAAGGGCGGTGGCGGAGCCGCATCCCCTAGAGGAAAGAACGCCCCAGTAGGTCCTATGACTAAGGGCCAAACACGCATGGCAAACGCTGGAGCGCGTTTCAAAGGCGGCGCTAAACTCGGTGGAGTTATGGCGCTTGGAAGTGCCCTTCTAGACACTCCTGGAAACATTGAAGCTACTAACGCAGGTAAGGGCGGAAGCGCCTGGGGTGGAACTATTGGTTCTGCTATCGGTGGTGTAGCTGGTGCTGCAATTGGTCAGGCCCTTATCCCAATCCCTGTTGTCGGCGGTCTTGTCGGCGGTATGGTCGGTGGGTGGCTTGGCGGTATGGCTGGTGAAGCTATTGGATCTAACTTCGACGCTGCTGGCGGAGAAGGTGTAGGCGGTGAAGGCGTAGGTGGAGATGTAGTCTCTGGTCTTTACAACCCGCTAAAGGGCTCAATGTCTACCCCGAACAACGGTGAGTTTGGAAACTACGCGTCGTTCCGAAGCAGAAAGCACCGCGGTCAGGACTACCGCGCTAAAGATGGAACTCCTGTTTACTCTATTAAGAAGGGTAAGGTTGTAAAGTCTGGAGTTGAGGGTGACCTTGGAAACATGGTCCGCATCAAGCACCCAGACGGCTACAGCACTGTGTACGCCCACTTGAGCTCTCGCATGGTTAGCGAAGGTGCTGAAGTAGACGGCGGAACTCAAATTGGTTTGAGCGGTTACTCTGGTGGAGTTAGCCCTGCCGGACCTGCGGGTGCCCACCTTCACATCGCGGTAGAAAAGGGCGGCGAAGTATTCAGCCCTGGACAGTACCTTACAGGGTCATCAGCCCCTACTGCACTAGGCGTTTACACTGGCGGCTCTTCTGGTAATAAAGCCGGAGAGACCACAGCCACACCAAGCGGTCAGTTGTTTAACTTCTCTGGCGGCGGAAACAGCCTGTTCTCAGGAAACGTAAACTCTACGGCTGGTGAAGGCGTCGGTGGTGAAGGCGTAATGGGATCTGGCGGAGGCGTCAACTACGGCGGCGTAACTGTACACATCAATGTTCCAAAGGGAACTGCCCTAGACGAGCACAAGTTGGCCCGAGAGGTCAAGAGAATTCTTCAAGACGAAGAGCAACTTAGAATGGCGGTAATTAGATAATGGCAACTGCAAGACTAGACAGCGGTGCTAGCTCCACTGCGCTTTCGTTCAAGAAGGCTACTCCACAGGCAGACCCTTGGATTGTGTATGACGAGTTCCCTGCGGGCGCGTATACCAACCCAACACCTAATCCGTCTAGCGTAACTTCTCCTGATGCGGTAGAGCGCAGACTTGCCGCAGAAAGAAAGAAGCAGAAGGTCAGCCCTGATGCTGTAGAGCGCGCGACTAATAAGAAAAACAATAGCAGTACTATTATTCCTCCATCTAACCCTAAGAACTACATGTGGAATTTGCCTCCTCACAAGTGGAGCCTTCCTACTCTCCCTACGGCTGATCCTAACTTCATGGGTAAGGACTACAAGCGCACCCCGCTTAAGCACGACTACCGTCGCGGCCGTATCTGGTGGAAGTACAACGACGACTCTATTGAGGTGGTCGGCAAGGGCGACAAGAAGACCAAGATAGATAACAACACTAAGTTGCGCAGCTACGGTTTCCAGTTTTTGTGGAACCCTGAAACTTTTGGTACTCAGGTTGCTATCCAAATGGACGTTACTCCTGACGCTAAGGACCGCTTCCTCGGTGCAGCTGGATTCTTCCCTGCTACTGAAACTATTAGCTTCAACATTCGACTAGACAGAACTAACGACTTTGCTGCGGCTGCGTCTAAGTTTGAAAGAGCTACCCGAATGATTGTAGGAAAGTCTGGGTACACAAACCCTGGCTATATTCAACCGGGCCACATTACTCCGGGAATGATAGCTGGGTACACCGCAGGTGGATTCCTCGGAGCGTCTGACCAAGCAACTATCAAGAGTAAGTTGGTAGACCTTTACCAGCGCGGTACCCTAGCTGACATTGAGTACTTGTACCGCGCAATTAATGGCCCTGGCCCTGGCGGGTCCGATGCCTCTGGTAAGGCAACTAGCTGGGTAAACGGTCGAGGTATCGCTACTTCTGACATCGGTTTCTTGATGCCTACGCTTATGAACATTGACATTGGCCCGCTTTCGTATGCTGGCTATGTTACCGCGCTTAACGTAAACCACATTGCGTTTACCGGCGAGATGATCCCTATCCGTACGGACGTGACTATCTCTCTAAACATCCTAGCGACTTCCGGACTTTCGGCTTCTCAGTAAGGACAACTATGACTATTTACTTAGGCTCTAGATACGAGCAATCTACGGTTGACTTCGTAGCGTTTACAGAAACTACTGACGCTCACCCAATCGTGTTCTACCAATTTAGTGAGATGGGTTACTTGGAGTACTCCGAGTACACCTGGAAAGAGGGAGACCGCCTAGATCAGGTGGCTATGGAGCACTACATGGACCCTGAGCGCTGGTGGCTCATCCCTGAGTACAACCCTGAGCTTACCGACCCTCAGAACATTACTCCTGGAACAGTGCTAAGGATCCCTCGTGGCTAACCATATATCTGTAACCATCCCTAACAGTAAGACTCAACTTACTCGCGTTCACAAGGCAGTACACCGCCAGCAGAACTACGAGCACGATTTTACGAGAATTACATTTAGAGACTGGGCAGTAGAGCCTTCCGCAGTAAAGGCAGGAAGGCCGATTCAGTTTACCCTGGACGGCAAAAAGTTCTACGGTTATATCCACGATGTAAAGAGCCACCAAACTAGCAACCAGAACATCACAGAGCTCAGCATCATTGGCGCATCTTACGTAATGCGCCAGGCTAGCCAAACTGTTTATAGGGATATGACTGCTGATCAGGTAGTTACTAAGATTGCCAAGAAGTACGGGTTTGCGTATAAAGTAACGCCGCACCCTCGCGTATTTCCGCACATCTCACAGGCGGGCATGACTGACTGGCAGCTTATGGTCAAGTTAGCTAAGCAGTGTGGGTATTTCTTGCGTGCCGAAAACACAGCCATTTATTTCCAGCCTCTTTTGCAGGACTTCGACGAATTGATATACGAAGCTAAGTCTTTTGCAAAAGCAGACGCAGGTATCAAATCTGGAAACATTATGTATAACTTTAGACCTGTTATTGGGGAAACTCTAGCCCATCATGGCGCAGACAAGGCTGCAACGTCTATTGCTGGTGTTAACCCTAGTACAGGGCAGCAGTTTAAATACACTAAGCAAAAGAGAAGCGCCACTACCAGGAAGATATCACACCCAGAACTGTTTGACCGCCACGACACTCACGTAGTAGTGAACGATTACAAAACTGCTATTCACGAAGCAAATAGTGCTGATGATAAAAGCCGTTTTCCATACACAGCTGAGGCTGAGGTTATTGGCATGTCTGACCTTCGCCCAGGGATGCCTATATACCTATCTGGAGTCGGCAGCGACTATTCCGGGTACTGGACGATCTTGAACGTAGAACACCAGTCTAAAGAAGAGACCTTAAACGACCACACATACACTTCAATACTTTCACTAGGCACGGACTCTTTAGGTGCAGTAGCCTCCTCTAAGTACCCTAAAGAACCTAGCTCAAAGCCTGCTAGACTTATTAAGCCTAATGTAAAAAACACAAAGATTAAAGCAACCACTGTGCTGAATAGCACAGGGCTAAACATCATGCCAGTAAAGACCTCAAAACTTATTTCACAAGTAAACCGCGCAAGCTCATCTGGGAAGTCGGTGTCTGCTGCGGTTTGGAAGTCTACTCAAGGCAACCTCAATCGGTCAACTAAACCTAACAGCGTTTCATCTGCAGTTAAGGCTAAGGCGGTGGCTAATCGTGCACGATCCTAATTACTTCGGCATGTACCGCGGAGAAGTAGTAAACAGCAATGATCCTCTGAAAAAAGGACGCATTCAGTTTAAGTGCGCTCAGGTGTACGGAAAAGCAGTGAGTGGATGGGCATGGCCTGTCTCTGGAGTTCCGGGACAAAATAGAATGCCTTACGGGATATTCTCCAGCGGCGTAGACCAAACCCTTAGTAGCACTACTGTAGTCAGTTTTGACAGAACCGAAGACAACACCAACATTAAACTTGTTGACAGCACCAAACTAAAAGTAGAAGAAGGCGGAGACTACTTCTTTCAGTTTTCAGCGCAATTTGCTAAAGCGGGAAGTAGCGCCGGACAAGCCGACATTTGGCTTAGAAAAAACGGCACTGATATCCCTAGAACTAGGTCAAGAGTAGCCCTGCAAGGAAACCCTAATGAGCTTCTGGCTACTTTAAACTTTATAGTAGACCTAGAGGCCAATGATTACGTGCAGATAGTAGCTGGAATTGTGAGCGGGACTGATATTTCCCTAGAAGCTTTTACAAATAACCCAAGCATTATTGCCAGCCTTAACTTGATTGGCAAGTACAAGCCTAAGAAAGGCTCACCTGTGTGGGTCATGTTTGAAGGCGGAGACCCTAATTTCCCTATTTGGATTGGAACCTTCTAATGCACAGCGCCACTATGAACGTGCCGTTCTCGTTTAACTCAAACGGCCAAGTAAACAGTACCTCGGACCCTAGAGTAATCTGGAAAAACCGCGTACTTATGGTACTTCTTACCCGCTTTGGTGAGCGAGTGATGCGCCCTAACTTCGGCAGCGATATCCACGATGTCCTGTTTGAGGCCGAGTCTGTAGCCGTTGACTTAGCCACTAGAACTATTAATATCGCCTTTAATACCTGGCTAACCGCGCTAAACTTGATAGAAATAACCCCAGAATACGACGCAACCACCGGATTCCTCGACATATCACTTATCTATTCACTGCCGTCTGGAGAGACAGACTCATTGACTATTAAAGCAGCTATTTTCAGCCGATCCGGAGACTTGATTCAGGAGATCACTAATGGATAACACCGTAAACTATGTACCCCAAATAGATTACACGTCGCGTGACTACTCCGCCATCCGTGAAGACCTTCTGGCCCTTATCGATGTAATTGCCCCTACATGGACAAGCCGTGACCCTGCTGACTTGGGCATGACCTTAGTTGAGCTGTTCTCGTACATGGGCGACATGCTAGGTTTCTATATTGACCGAGCTGCCAACGAAGGCCTCTTGGCTACGTCTAGCCAGCGAGACAGCGTTTTGCAAATTGCAGCCATGATTGGCTACGTGCCGACAGCAAGTTCCGCGGCTACCGTAACACTAACTTTCAGCAACACTACAGAAAGCTCCGTAGTAGTCCCTGCAGGAACTCAGGTTGCCAACTCGGTAATAGTTGACGGTACCTCTACACAAATCGTATTTGAGACTGATGCCGCTGTAACTGTGCCCGCTGCAGTAGATGGTGTGGCCGGAACTATTACCGCCGCAGCTACTCAAGGCGAGACTATAGCTGATGAAGAGGTCGGTACCTCTACCGGTGCGCCTAGTCAGGTGTACAAACTGGCTAACTATCCTGTAATCAAAGACAGCATTGAGATATACGTCAATGGTATTCAATACACATACACCTCTTCTCTAATCGAGAACGGTATTTATGACCCTGTGTTTAGTACCGAAAACGACGCTAACGGTGAAACTTACATCATCTTCGGAGACGGCATCAGCGGCCGTATCCCGCCTACTTCCGGGTCAATCACTTCGACTTACCGAGTAGGTAACGGGGCTGACGGTAACATTAACGCAGGCACTCTTGAAAACTTTCTAACCAACTCTGACAACGGACTTTCAGTAACCAACCTAGAGGCCGCTACCGGAGGATCTGATGAAGAGTCTACAGACTCTATCAGAACCAATGCTCCACTGGCTATGCGAACCAACCTGCGCGCCGTGTCTCTGAAGGACTACGGTTATCTAGCTCTTCAAGTATCTGGTGTAGCAAAGGCGATTGCGGAGTCCGACAGCTTCAACAGCATCAATCTGTACGTCGCACCTTTTGGTGACACAGGTCTTGCTGCCGGAGGTGGCGCTAGCGCTGCGTTCAACGCCTTGGCTGAAAAAGTGATCTTACACTTCACAGACAAAGCCGCCCCTAACGTTTCTCTAACAGTTCTCCCTCCTACCTACGTGCAGGTAGACTCTGACATCACTGTCCACATTCTCCCTCAGTATCGCCAAGACATCGTTATACCTCAAGCTGAGGCAGCGGTGAAGGCGCTAGTGTCTATCGAGAACTCGTTCTTTGCTGACCGCATCCCTTCCCAGTACCTGATGAGAGCTATCTCTGCGGTTCCTGGCGTGGAGTACTCTACTGTTGACTACCTACGTAGAACAGACGAAGAGCAAAACTACTCGGTTACCTCATGGACACGCGCTACCAACATCATGACCATCACTGTAGGAACTCACACCATCACAGCAGGCCAGACTGTATACGTAACCAGCTCTGACACAAACATCAGCGGAAGCCACGTCGTAACCGCTGTTGCCTCTACCACAATTTCCTTCGGTAGCGTGGGAACAAACGCAGGCCCTACCAGCGTTACCTCGTCTACCGTTCGTGCAATCGTCGTTGAAACTATCGAGTGTGCCGTTAACGAAGTTCCTTCGGCAGGAACATTTACCCTAACCGCCTCCGGCGGTATCGCATAAGGAGAAACCAATGACAGCATATCCAAGCACAATAGCGGACTTTACTACCAAGGTAGATAACACCGACTACGTACTCGCTGCGCACGTAAACGACTTGCAGAGCGAAGTACGTGCTATTCAGACTGCTCTGGGAACCTACCCTGACACGACATCTGCGACTGCTATGGCTTCGCTCACGTTCTCTAATGCAACTAGCACAGCTTACGGAAACGTTAAGACACGCCTAGAGAACATTGAAGCTGGCCTTTACAAGGCGATCAATACTAACTATGTCACTAAGTCTGGTGGCGATGTTATCACTGCCAGCACTTCGGCTACTAAGGGCCTTGTAATCAAGGGCGCGTCTGGTCAGACAGCTAACCTTCAAGAGTGGCAGACCTCTGCCGGCACTGTTGGCGTTTACATCGACAAGGACGCAAGGCTAGTTGACACAGCCACAGCTGCGGATCTAAACAACCTATACGTGCTAAGCGTAGTGTTCGGCTAATACGGAGTTTTAAATGGCACTTTATGGCGGTAATTTTTATAGCGTATTTCAATACGGTCGCGAGGCCTTGGTTGACTACGACGCTACGCCGTTTAGAGCTAAGTCAATTAACTATGGAACAATCCAGCTTAGGTGGGTTCCTCCTCAAGGTGCTTGGGACAAGTTTCGACTAATACGCAACTCTTTGGGCTTCCCTATGACCGCTGATGACGGGGATGTCCTTTTAGATGTGGATGACACATACTCAAAGACCTCGTTCATTGATGCTGGAGAGCTGCCTAATGGAGCAGGGCTTGCCTCTGGCAAAACCTATTACTACTCAATCTTTGTGCGCAGAACCAGCGATGGCAAATGGTTTAAGGCCGGAGTTACCCTTGGAGTGTCCGTAAAGGACTACGGAACTGCAACGCTTATGTACGAGTACATGCCGTTCATCTACAAGACTCTAAACATCACAGCCATCACTGATGCCGTCGACGAGTTTAACAATGACCTCTACAACTTCTTGAAAGTATTCGCGTTTGAGCACGACATGCTTAAGACTCACGCTGAAAACGTGAAGAACAAGTACAACATAAACAACCTAGACGGTCGTCTGATCCCTAACATGCTAGACCAGTTCGGCTTTACATACGAACGTGAGTTGGGTATCCAGCAGGGTAGACGTATGTTGCAGAACGCCGCAAACATCCACCGCAAAAAAGGGTCAGTTGCAGGTATTAAGACTTTTGTGCCTGCGTTCACTGGATACAGCTGCAAACTAGACGCGGTGACAAACTTGATGCTAAACGTAGATGACTCTTCGTTTGAACTAGGCATCGGCTCTTGGACTTCAACCTCTAACGGCACATTGTCGTCAATCACAGGACTATCTGAGTCTCCTGTAGTCTCTCCGTACCAGGAGAGTACTTCACCGTCTAACTACCCTAACGCCCAAGCTGGAATGCTGAAGGTGGTTCCTACTTCTTCCGCAGACGTCACTATCTACTGCGGATCTCTGTCGGACACGGTAAAGGCGCGAACTCAAAGCATCCCAGTAACCGCTGGAACCGCATACGCTTTCACTATCTTTGCTAGAGCTAAGACCACCGCTAAGAATATCAAAACTGGTATCAAGTGGGTAAAGAGCGACGGCACTTTTTCTAGCACCACTGTTACTGAAGTCACCTCTACCAACGAGGCTACTGATGCGTGGAACCGCACAACTGTAGTAACAGCTACGGCTCCTTCTGACGCAGTATGGGCTATTCCATACGCAACGATTGTAAGCGCTGCCTCTGGCGAGCCTCACTATTTTGATGCTGCTCAGTTTGAAGAAGGCTCTTCTGCCACTGACTTTGTTGACGCACGCCGAATTGATATCTACCTAGGCCCTAACCGCATCAATGAAATCCTTAACCCTAGCTTTGAATCAGCGACAACTAACTGGATCATCACTGGAGGTACCGGCTCAGTAGTTGCTAGCGCACCTACAGGGGTAGGCGGTTCTAATTCCTTGAAGATTGTATCTTCTGGTACTCAGCCCGCAATCGAGTCTGACTTCATGATGGACGCTACGGCACTGGACGCCCACACTTTTAGCGCCTACGTTAAAGGTCCGGTTACAGATACAGTTGCGCTGAAGATTGAATGGTACGACGACACTGACACTGTGATCGACACAGACGACGACACCTCAGAGAACTTCACATTGACTACCGCTTGGGGGCGTGTATCTTACACAGCAACCGCCCCAGCCGACACCGTCAAAGCTAAGGTCAAACTCCTATACACCTCAGCCAACACTAGAGAAGTATTTGCGGACGCGCTGCTGTTTGAGAGAACCAGTTACTTGCACCCATACTTTGACGGTGACTCTGGTTATGAAGAACTGACTGACCTTCTGTGGGAATCTCACGGGGCTACTGCTAACGACGAAGTAGGCGGAAGAAGCCTTTACTACAGAAACCGTGTGGTTACTTACAAGCGCCTTAAGGCTGTAATGGAAGACTATGTTCCTAACTACGCGCCTTGGGCAACCTTTATCGGCTATATCATTTGACAAACTAATATTCCGACCGTAGTATGAAACTTCCGTCCAAGGAGGTAAATCATGAGACGAGTAACCATAGTGGTTATTGGAAATGGAAAGTCAACTAGAGCCAATGTAGAGGCTCTTATCAGTGATGTAGCAGACTCATCAGATGAAGTTACGATCGCTACTGTTTACGGATCTAAACAATCCGAAGGACAGGTCTGGGCCGAACAGTGGGCGCAGGATAAAGAAATCCCTGTACTTCAGTACCCAGACAATAACTACGATTCTTTATTTGCGGAAACCGCGATGAACGAGATTCAGTTCTTTATGCTCTGGGATGATGAAGACTCTGAGTGTCAACTTGCTGCCTCAAAGGCGCAAGAATTCGCAGTCCGTATGTATGACCTAACCGAGGGTCTTACTTTGATTGGTATGCCTTCTATGGCAATTATCCCTAAACCGGCTCAGGCACCCGCACACGACATCGTGGAGGAAGCACCTGCGCTTATTACGGTTGAGGAAGTACTTGCCGCCCAGGAGGATCCAGAGGACGAATCAGACCTCGTCATCAATCTAGATGAGACCATCCAAGAAGTTCTAAACGAACTGGCTGACCTTCTTGCCGAAAAGATTGTGGCGGAAGTTACCCGTAAGCTCAGCAAGTGAGCGACACACTAAGCCGCCCTGCTAGGGACTGTCTTAAATTCTTTAAATCTAATCCTGAGATAAGGATTAATTACCGTAACCTGATGATCGAAAAGGGCCTTAGCAAGCGCAAGAGCTTGGCGATCCTGAAAGAGTTACGCGACGGAAATAAGATCAAAATTGTCAAGCTTGCAGGTGGCGGAACTAACATAAAAGTGGTCACGTCGGACATGCCCGGAGTGGGCACGTCGGATGTGCCCGGAGTGGGCACGTCTGATAACAGCTATTTAGCAGTTCAGCAAGTAAGTGCTATTTCCAATAGCTATACAGCTAGAACTACTATTACTGCTACAAATAAATTCTTTGACGAGGTCAAAGGGAAAGAAAAAAACATGGGTTACGAATTCTTCGGAGGCACCTCGTCTAGTGACAATGACGACCTCCGCGAGCGACAGAAGTACGAGGCAGTTAGGAAGGCTGAGTATCAGGAGGGCAAGGAGAAGAAAGCCGAGGCTCGTCGTGAGATGCACAGATCTAAGATTGACCCGCTTAGCTGGACTTGCAAGGACGTGGCCTTTGAGTTCTCTGACCGCCTAGCGGACATGTGGAACATCAAGCCCTTCAGCGTTATCCAGTCTCGCTTCGTACCTGCGCTATCCGCTTTCCGTAAGCAGCACGACACCAACGGCGCGCTAGAGCTTGAGATGGTTAACATGTTCTTCTCTAGTCTCGAAGCCGAGAAGTACGAGGACGGCAACCACCTATGGCGTGCGTTCTTGTACAAGGCCCCTAGCATGGTGCAGACTGCCCGTGAGCGTGTGGTTACTGTGGAGCAGGTTGAGACTGCTATCATCAAGGACCAGGAGCTTACAAACCGCAAGCTAGCTCTATTGGAGGACGAAGATGTATAAGCCTGACGAACTGCCGGCTAGACGCCGTACGTGGGTCAAGATCGCGTCCCTACCGCCTGCCAAGATCGGCTGGACTCTGGAGGACTGTACTGACGTTCCAGCGGAACCTATGAGTGCCGTCCAGAAGTGGCTCAGTGCCCTCTACAAGGACCGAATCATCCGTGCTGAGGGTAAAGAGACCTGTGGACTGGGTTTGATGCTGTACGGGCTTCCTGGCCGCGGTAAGACCACATTGGCTAATACGCTGGTCCAGGAGATCATCCGCAACATCGACCCTGCTGTCATCGGCTTTGCCCCAGGTAAGGCCGTAGTCCGCCCGTGCTACTTCATCACCTACAACGGTCTACTAGACCTCAAGGGTGACATCATGGACGCCCACGACAACGACGACGAGCTTCTGTACAACAGCATTCTTGGCGAGGCCGCGGATGACGCGTACAATGTCCGTGTCTTGATATTGGACGATGTAGGCAAGGAGCACGCAAGCGCTTCGGGCTGGCAGAAGAACATGCTTCACCACGTACTACGCACTCGATTCAACAACGGGCTTCCGACCATTATGACTACCAACGTTAAGCTTGACGACTGGGAGACTCACTATGGCACCGCTACTCAGTCATTTGTCCATGAGGCTTTCATTTATGTCAACATGGACGTAAGCTCGGACTTGAGGAAGTAATGAAGCATAAGAGATTGATTCAGGTATTCCTGACACAACAGGAGGGGTCGCCAGGCCCAAACATATTCGAGGTAAGTGCCGACAAGAAACGAAACCTAGAGTGCAATTGTCCGGGGTTCGTGGTAAAGCAGGTCTGCAAGCACGTCAAGCTGGTCAGTGGACGTATCGAATTGAACAACGGAATTTACCCGTTCGAATTTTCTGATAAGGTTACTTCTTCACAAATTACTTCCGCGATGAAGACCGAGCAAACCTTCCGCGAGTTCATTATTAAATATGGAAAGGTAGAGGTGTTCTAATGCTTAACGGCGATATCAGCAACGCACTGCCCCAGCGTATTTTAGTAACGATAGATGTTATTACTGACATCTACGAGGACAAGGTAAAGAAGTGGCGTATTGTGCCTAGCCTTAAAAAGCGTGTAGAGTACAACCGTCTGGTTCTTAGCCACCTGTACATGGTGTCGCTAAAGCGAGGCACCACCATGGAACTAATCAGCTTTACTCACTCAGAGGACGAGCTAAAAGATGTAATGATCTACCTAGATGAGTTTGGTACCAATCCATTCCGCTATGCTTCTGCCTACAAGTCAGTTGACAAGCTAGTGGACGAGCTACCTTACCGTCCAGAACTTATCGGCGTGATCGACACGCCAGCTAGACTCCTACGGTACGGCCGTTGGGGATTGGATTTTCCTTCACTATGAGCACCGAGTCAAAACTATTAAGTGCGGCAATTCAGATCCGAGATCTGTCACCGCTATTCGAACGCAACGTATCGGACCACTGGTTCAACGATGATGAAGACAAGCGCGTATGGGTATTCATGCGTACGCACTACTCCAAGTACGCAGAGGCTCCAAGCGTAGAGGTAGTCAAGTCAAACTTCCCTGCCTACCAGATTCAGGAACTAACTGACTCCATCGACTACCTGCTCGATGATCTTGTAGACAAGCGCCGTAAGCTTTCCATCACGACCACTGTTAGAGCTGCGATCGACGAGATCCAGAACAACAAGGACCACGAGAGTGCGCTCCTGATGATGCAGAGTGGTCTGGTCAAGCTTGAAGAAGAGGGCCTAAACAAGACCTCTGACGTCAACCTTATCGATACCACCGAGTCTCGCTGGGACGACTACATCTTCCGCAAGAACAACCCTGGACTTCTAGGTGTTGCCACTGGATTCCCGACCATTGACGCAGTGACTAACGGTCTGCAAAAGGGTCAGCTAATCGTTGTAGTAGCAACTCCTAAGACTGGTAAGTCGACGCTTGCTCTACAGATTGCAAACAACATCCACAAGC